AGATCGCCGAACAGTATATCGAGCGCGTCCACGACCTGCACGAGCACTATTTGGAGCCCGCCGAGTGGGATGTAGACACCGAATGCCCGGAGCGGCGAACGCTGTGGAGAATCCATCTGGACAATGACGGCACGGTGATGGCGGAGTGTGCACTGCCGTGCGACCATGCGCTACATTGGGGCATGACATTGCTCAGCGGCCGCGTATTGGTCGAATCTACCCAGGGTCGCGAAGCTGCGCTGAAGCTGGCGCGGGAGCAGTTGGGGGAGATGAAGGCGGGCAATGCCTAGCCGCTATCACTGCCTGCGCTGCGGGCACTTCTGGACAACGGATAGCAAGCCTGCCGAATGTCCGCGTTGCGGGGTGCGGGGCGCGATGCTCTGTTGGGCCGAGGTGAGACGGCGGCTAGAAGAATGGCGCAGGCTATCAGAAGAACGCAATAGGCGTATCATCGCAAGATAGCCAATGACAATCTAGCATCCTGAGCTAACCGTATCTACGGGGGCCAGTGTAGTTCCTTTCAGGGACTATGCTGGCCCTTTTTATTTTGCGAAGGAGGAGCATATTATGGAGTTTCTAAGCCACGAGCAGTTCATCGGCGATATGCCGGAGGAGTATGGCGCGACTATCAAGAGCATCCGTAAGGCGATTACCAATAGCGAGAAGCGACTATGTAGCGATGACCCGGAGGCAGCAGCTGCCGCCAAACACGACCTGCCGATTCTGCGCGACATGCTAGATGACATGACCAGGGCGAAGCGCACAGTGGAGGGCTATTATGAGCCGGGTGGCGATTGGGATGACAGATATACCGTCCGGGGGCGCATCAAGGCCAAGAAGCGTAGCCATCCGAGCTATGAGGCATATCTGATGGGCGGCGACAACTCCGCATACATAAGGCGCTTGAAGCGGGAATTGCGCGAGTGCATTAAACATCGTTTGACCGAGAAGCAGCGCAAAGCGCTATTGCTGTGCGAATACCAAGGGCTTACACAGGAGCAGGCGGCGGCGCAACTGGGCGTAGGGCAACCGCGCATTCACAAGCGCCTAGCGGCTGCGCAGAAGAAAATTGCAAAGAAATTGTTGGTGTGCGCTCAAAACAGGGGATAATTTGGCCCTTCGGAGCCATATATGAGGGGCAAATTTCGCCCATTGTTGGGGCCCGGAAAAAACGTCCTTGTGACGACCACGCCGCGATTGCGTGGCCGGGCCTATTTGCTTTTGGGCGCGGTGTAGTCTCGACGCGATGCAAGGCCGAAGCGCACCATCGCGGAGCCGGGTGCAACTCCCGGCGCGTCCACCAAGTTCCCCGCTCGTCGCAGGCGGGAGGGTATGACATTCGGGTGACGTGCTCATGCCCGCAGACACATTAGTCACCCTGCGACACCAGCGATGAGGCGGGCGGCGCGAAGGCTGGCCTGCCCACGCTGGGATAAGGAGTGAGCCTGTGCGACTGCCGAAGCCGAAGCGCACGAAGGATAAGGCATTGCTGAAGGAATTGCGGTTAGGGTATTGCGAGCTATGCGGTCGCAGCGCAGACGATATCGGGGTGCATCACATCATCACGCGCAACTCGGGCGGCCCGGATGCTAGATGCAATTGTCTGGCATTGTGCATCGCCTGCCACAACACAGCCCATGCGGGCAACGTCACGAAGGAGCAGCTGTGGGCGATTGTAGCCAGGCGTGAGGGAATCACGCCAGAGGAAGCGGAGTCGGAAGCGCGGGAGCTGACGAGGAGGGCGCACAGTGGATGAAACGGTCATGGCGCGGGTCATGCGCTTGACGCAGGAGTTCGTATGGCAGCTGCGCATATCGCGGGGCGAATGCCCTTTGCGCGGGGCGGAGTGCGGATGCGAGCAGAGGAGGGCGCGGGGTGGATGACCGGGCCAGGCAGGAGCGGGATCCGGCAGCTCTGCAGGCCGAAATCCTGACTCTGGACGCTATGTTAGTGGAGTTTCAGCCCGAACTGGAAGCCAAGCATAAGGCGTTCCAGGAGGCCAGGGCTGAATACGAGGTTGCCCGCCTGCGCGTTAAACTCATCAAAGAGCGCCGAAGCGGCTTGCAGTCTGTGCTGAAAAGCGTAAGCCAATTCTAGCCGTAACAGTTACCTAGTGTTACAGATGGAGGTGTAACGATGTGGTGGCAGTTAAGATCACACCTGATGTCGCGGAACGAATAATGGCATTGGCCCCTACGATGTCTTGCCGCCAGATCGCTGAGGAATTAGCGCGAGACGGCATTGAGATATCCCATAATAGCGTAGCACGTTGCCTCCGCGGCCAACGCAAGGAACGCGCCGAACAGACTAAGTCGATTGTGCAAGAGCATATCCGCATTACCGTGCCAACAGATCTGGAGATTCTGCAAGAAATACGCGACCAGCTCAACATATGGCGTAAAGATGACAGTCTCCGCGTCAGTGAGAGGCTGATGGTGATCGATCGGCTCAATAAGGTGATCGATACCCGGCTTAAGTTTTCCGGCGCAGGCGAGCCTGATGATGACGAATTTGCTGGGATGAGCGACGAGGACCTAGAAAGCTATGTCAACGGCGAGGCTTGAGTTACGAAGACGGGCACGGGCCAAGAAGGAGCTTGCTCGCCGCCGGGCCCAGAAACATCTAGCCGACTTCCTGGAATACGACTCTCGCGGCGCATGGAGACGAGCGCGGCATTTGGAGCGCCTGTGTAATGCGCTGGAGGCCGTAGAGCGCGGCGAGATTGACCGGCTGATGGTGTTCATGCCGCCAAGGCACGGCAAATCAGAGGTCTGCTCCAAAAAGTTCCCTGCGTGGTATGAAGGACGTAATCCCGACAAGGAGATAATCATCTGCTCGTATGCCGCTGATCTGGCATACGACTTCTCGCGCATCGCCAGGGATACGCTGCGTGAACGCGGGCCGGAATTATGGGAAATCAAGGTATCCTCAGATAGTTCTGCGGTGGGGCGCTGGGGCATCGAGGGCAAGCGCGGCGGGTGCGTGGCGGCTGGTGTTGGCGGGCCCATTACGGGGCGCGGCGCTCACGTAGGCATCATTGACGACCCATTCAAGAACGCTGAGGAAGCCGCGTCGCAGACCATACGTGACAAGGTGTGGGAATGGTATCGTTCCACGTTCCGCACCAGGCTTGCGCCGGGCGGGGCGATAGTGCTTGTCATGACCCGTTGGCATGAAGATGATCTGGCTGGGCGGCTCATCGCCGAGATGCAGGCCGGCGGCGAGCAATGGGTCATCATCGAGATGCAGGCCGAGGCGGAAGAAGGCGACCCGCTGGGGCGAGCTATCGGGGAGACATTGTGGCCGGAGCATGGGTTCGACAAGGCATGGGCCGAGGCGACAAAGGTAGCGGTCGGGAGCTATTTCTGGCAGGCGCTGTATCAGCAGAGGCCATCGCCGCCGGAAGGCGAGATGCTGAAGCGCGGTTGGTGGAAGTATTACAAAGCTATTCCGAATGATCTGCAAGAGATCATTCAGTCGTGGGACATGACGTTCAAGGACTCCGACGGCTCCGACTACGTGACGGGCGGGGTGTGGGGGCGCAAGGGGGCCGACAAATACCTGCTCGACCAAGTGCGCGGGCGCATGGATTTCCCGGCGACGCTTGCGGCAGTGAGGGCATTGACCGCCAAATGGCCGCGGGCGCGGGCGAAGCTGGTGGAGGATAAGGCCAACGGCCCGGCAGTTATTGCGATGCTCAAGCGCGAGATACCGGGGCTTATTGCCGTAGAGCCGCAGGGCAGCAAAGTGGCGCGAGTGGCGGCGGTGAGTCCTGACGTTGAGGCAGGCAACGTCTACCTTCCTGATCCGACCATAGCGCCTTGGGTCAATGACTTCGTGGAGGAATGTGCCGCATTCCCCAACGGCAAGCACGATGACCAGGTAGACCAGATGAGTCAGGCATTGTTAAGATTCGCGCAGCGGCGGAGCAGACCGCCGGTGCCCAAACCAAGAGGCTGGTGACGATGTGCTAACGGACCTGAGTTTCATAGAGCGGGGCAAGCAGTGGCCGCCGGATGCTGAATCCGAGCGGCTTACTCTTTATGCCAAGAACAGGAATCTGTTTGAGGGCAAACACGAGTTCGTGTACCGCGACGCGTGGAATCGGCTGCTGCGAGAGGAGCAGAGCCTGGTCATTCAAACGGTGCTGAACTGGCCCAAGCGTTTCTCTACGTTGTGGGCTGATTTGCTGCTGGGCGAACCGCCGAAGATCACGGCAGGGGAGCGTGAGAGCACAGAGCAGGCGGCGTGTGACCGCATCATCAACGACAACGACCTGCACAATGCGGCGTATGAGGCGGTGCTCGATACTTCCATGTTGGGCACGGGGCTGTTCAAGGTCAGGTATGACGGTCGGGGCATCATCGAGTGTCAACCGCCGGAGTTGTGGTTCCCCATCGTGGAACCCGCGAATATCAGGAACATCATCGCGCATGTCATAGCATGGACAACGGTGCCGGCAAACAGCCATAAACCGGGGCAGTTCATCGCCGAGATTCACGAGCGGGGCAAGATCACGCGAGTAGTGCATGAGTATGCCAGCGGGCGCATTGGCCGCATGGTGGAGGAGCCCGTCGAAACGCTAACGGGCGTGGATGACTTCCTTGTGGTTCCATGTCACAACCTGCGCACTTCGAATCGACTTGTGGGGCTTGATGACTACACCGATCTGGATACCGTGATTTCCGAGCTGGAGGTGCGCATCGGGCAGATTGCCCGGATACTGGACAAGCACAGTGACCCGAACATGTATGGGCCAGCGAGCGCACTCGAAGAGGACCCCGGCACGGGTGAGCACGTCTTCCGGGGCGGCGGCAAGTATTTTTCGGTTGCGGAGGGCGAGAGCCCGCCGGGATACGCGACGTGGGATGGGCAGCTCGACGCGTAACCCGGCGG